GATTATTATAACCAGAACCCGAATCGTGTAGAGGTGTCAAAGTCATTTGTACAGACGGGCTTTCAGAGGTAGAGCCTCTAAAGTTGAGGTCAGGTATAACTTTTGACACAAAAGAAAATCGGTCACCATCATCAATATCAAATTCCGAAGATGCAATAAGGGAGGTAATCGCAATGGGGGTGGCTCCCGAATCATCGTCCACTCCAATTTCGTGAAGAAGTAACTGACCTTGCTGCGACACTGTGGTGTTGAGTCCCTCTGGATATGTATCTAGCAGCCCTACAGTTTGATATTTTGCCGCAATGGGGTTGCCATCGTTTACTTCATCAACCCAAGCACTTCTTTCCATATCTCCGTAATACCAAATATTATCTTGGTAATTGTAGACGATGTACTTATCTGCTTTCGGTTCTACAACATTATCGCTGTCTTCGGAAACGTAAAACCACCATATTTCATTGAACCTTTCATTATTGCCAGCAAACACTTGTTGATACTCAAAAGTATTAAAGTTGCCAAATACATAACTTCTTAAATCACAAGGTAGGGTTTGAGTCTGTCCAGTATAAGAATAGAATTTTTCTCGTCCCATCCAAAAAGCGGCTCCATTGGCGTAAGCTACTGAATTGGTAGACGCTACTGATATATTTTCGCCAACAAGTGTCGCTCCCCATCCAGCAGAACCACCGAGAAATTGTAGTGAATAAAGAGTAGTGTCCGTCCATACTAATATTTCTTGGCGCGATTGTTTCACCGCTATTATTGCTGATCCACGGGACAACCTTAAACTTCCCGCAGAATTTGTAGCAAGCGGAGTCCAATCGGTAAAAGTTTCTTGAGAACTCCAACGAATTAGCATTGGGTCTAACGCAGTATCGCCATAAGCATTCGTGCCAAATACAAACACAAAGCGGCTAGTGTCAGATATAAGAAGTTTATTGTGTGTGACGGGAGCGCCGCTTCCTGTAATGGCTACCATTCTGACAGCTAAATCGTTTTCCCATTTATAGATTGGCCCATACGGAACACTCGCCAGTAACGCTTCACCAAAATTAGAGTGATTCCAATTTCTAAATTGCACGTCTGCGGGGGTGGCTGTACCTACGCCATAACTACCGTATCCAAACGCCCCTCCACCATAACCCAATAGTGCGGATACACTATTTCCACTAACATGAATTTCGTAAGCGGCGACTACACTGTTACCCCCGTCTCCAGTGGCTCCGGTTATAGATATAAAGCCAAGATTTATTACATAATAGTTTAACGGGTCTGTTGCCCCAGCGTCCAATTTCCCCAATCCAAAAATTTTGTGATTTTTGTTCAACACCCCCGCTGTGATAGCCCCTCCCAAGGCGGTTGCGCCAGAAAATGTAACGTAATCACCCTCATAGGCTCCGTGAGCGGTATCGTGGACTTGTAAAAAAGCTACGCCAAAAACAGTAAAGATTGCAAACGGCGTATTATCAATAGTTGCCGCTGTCGCTCTTAAAGGTGTTATGTCGGTAAACAAGCCACCTTCTTCAATATAATATTTGTCATCTGTGCCAACGCCCAGTAGTTTCACACCGCTTAATTGTGTCCACCGTAACAAACCTCTAACATAACCAAGAGCATAAGAATAAGCTCCTGTTCCCGTGGTTAGTTTTGTCCAACCGCCTATTTTTTCAGGGTAACCTTGCCTAAAACGTACATTGTCGCTTTCGTACCAGCCGCCCTCGTTAGTGTACCGAGTGTTTTCTCGGTTAACTCCAGCTTTTATTTGTAACTTCTTAATGGGCATAATTTTGTCGCTACCCTTCTAACGTCTCAACACGAGCTGTTAGCTCTTGGTTAGCTTGCGTAAGCTCCTTGATAGCCTCAACCAGCAGGCCTACCATGTTGCCGTAACCTACTGCTAGATGGCCGTTTGCATTCTCAATGACAGCTTCAGGCAGTACAGCTTGTACGTCCTGTGCTATCAGTCCAGTAGCTCGGTCGGTTATGTTATCATCAAGGTACTCAAAGGTTACACCGTTTAAGGCTTGCACCTTATCAAGAGCGCCCGTGATAGGCTCGATGTCCTTCTTCAACCTTATATCAGAGCTAGAGGCCATAGTACCTGTATGTGTCCAGTTACCAAACACCCCTAGAAGTTGGTTCGTGCTAGACTCCACGAGCACTTGACCTGCGTAGGCTGTATTAACACCACTACCCTTAGAGGATATGACGATGCTGTTAGCCGTTTGGTCAGCAGTGCCAGCCTGATAGCCTAGTGCAATAGAGTACGCTCCTTGCGCTGATTCGCCTGCTGATACTCCAATAGCTACAGCGGATGCGCCTTGACCTTTTGTAGAGTCAGTGGCGTTACCTTTTCCCGCTTCATATCCTATCGCAACAGCGGATGCGCCTTGATTAAAAGCACCAGCATCAGGGCCAGCTCGGAAGCTGTTAGCGCCTGCTCCTTCGCTCAGGAGGCTTGTAGTTGCTTCAAGGGTTGTGAACTTTCCTGTGGATGGGGTAGTTGCCCCTATTGCACTAGCAATGATGCCGCCTGTTGCGGTCAATGTTGTACCTGCAACTAATGTTCCAGTTGTTGTTACAGTTGTAAAAGCACCTGTGGATGGGGTGGTCGCCCCTATTGCACTAGCAATGATGCCGCCTGTTGCGGTCAATGTTGTACCTGCAACTAATGTTCCAGTTGTTGTTACAGTTGTAAAAGCACCTGTGGATGGGGTGGTCGCGCCTATTGCACTAGCAATGATGCCACCTGTTGCGGTCAATGTTGTACCTGCAACTAATGTTCCAGTTGTTGTTACAGTTGTAAAAGCACCTGTGGATGGGGTGGTCGCGCCTATTGCACTAGCAATGATGCCACCTGTTGCGGTCAATGTTGTACCTGCAACTAATGTTCCAGTTGTTGTTACAGTTGTAAAAGCACCTGTGGATGGGGTGGTCGCGCCTATTGCACTAGCAATGATGCCGCCTGTTGCGGTCAATGTTGTACCTGCAACTAATGTTCCAGATGTTGTTACAGTTGTAAAAGCACCTGTGGACGGAGTGGTTAATCCTATTGTTGTATCTTCAATAACTCCACCGACTATAAAGTTTTGAGCAGATGTAACTTTACCCGCACCATCGCAATAAACTTCTGCCACTGCTCCCGCTGGAATAAATACTGAGTTGGCATCGGAAGCTCCTGAAGTGCTAATTTGTGCAATATTTGCCACAAGACCAAGACTGTTATTAATAATGTAAGCTTTGCTTACGTCTGGGACAACAATGTTAACAGCCGCTGCTGGCTTACTGTTATTTGTTTGTAGATGAATTATGGCTGCGCGAGCTTGGTTTGCCGCCCCTTGCGTAACACTCAGGGTGTATGTTATGGAAGCTCCCGCATCCCACTCATCACTGCCTCCAATCACCACTCGACCCGCTATGGCACTGTCAAGTAATGCAAAAACCTGATTATTGAGCGCGGTTCCCCAAGTGCCAGAAAGAGACCCCTGATCTGCTAGAAGAACGCCTAAAGAGGCTGAATATGCCATAATTACTTACCTTGTCGGTTATCTGTTACCAAGAATTCTTAGTATTTCTTTTATGTCTGTTCGTTGTTCTTTAAGGTCAGCTTTAATCTCATCGGCGGTATCTTTGTTGTGTTCCGCGTCTGCTGCGATTACTCGTAAATCAGTGTCTATTGAAGCAACCTGACGGGCAAGATTCTGTAGCTTAATTGAGTTTTGAGCGGTAGAGGACTGGGCGTATGAAATATCAGAGCTTAACGTAACCCAGATTCCTCCAGCCACAAACACAATTGCACCGATCCCCATAAGAATCTCCACTGTTATGAACTTCTGCCAACCAACGTCCGTGCTTCTTCGTTTTTCTGTAGTCATCGTAAAAATCCTTTATTATACAGCCACACCTTTGACTTTTTCATATGTTCTAGCAACCACGTTAGCTCCCCCAATACCAAGGATACCCAGCATTACGGGGTAAAGCAAAGAAGGGTCAATGTGTGGCATATCAAACCATATGTCTAACACAGGATGTCCGATCACGTTCCAAAACAAGCCCAAGGCACATGTCCAGCCAATCGCTGGCCGCCAACCTGCCACCCAAACCGATCTGTGGGCCGCCTCAACCTTATTGACCTCTACTTGCCCCATCGCTTGCTGGTGTGCCTGAGTAGCAGCCATGATTGCTATGTCGTGGGCTAACTTAGCCGCTTGATCTTTATCGGGTATAAATTTGCCTATTAAATCGGCAACGGGGCCAACTAACATGCTTGTGATCGCTGTAATGCTCATCGGTTGCTCCTTGGCATTATTCCTTTTTCTTTAGCCCATGCTCTTACATCAAAACCAGCGCAATAGGGTTTTTTAAGATCGAGGTCACTATGTCCACACACATCTGTTATTGTAGGATGACGCGCTAAAATTTCTCTACACTTATTGGCCAGTATGCTCATCTGTGTTTCAGTATATTCACTTGGGCCTGTTCCAAATAACATGATACCTATGCTGTTTGTATTGTGTCCTTTGACATGAGAGCCTATCCAATATTCAGGTCTCCCCGCTTCACATTTATTTTCGCTAATTACCCAATGGTATCCAATACCATCCCACCCGTTTTGCAAATGCCAACGGTGAACATCTTCAGCATCATCTCCCCGTAAAGGGCTGGCTGAAGTATGAATTACTATTTTGTTAATTGGATAATTAGTTCCCATGACAAGTTACCTTTAAGTCAAGCTCAGTATATCCCCAATGGCGGATTGGAGCGAAACAACAAAATTGCCCCCTGAAGTGACCACATCGCTACCGAAGTCAAGAACACAAACGGACGGAGTGCCTGAAATCGTTGAGTAAATAAGACCGCCTCTTGCCGTTATTGTCGAACTGGCCCAAGTTACATTTGCCATTTCAAGAAATGCTCGGGTTCCGCTAGAAGTTGCGGCTGTTGAAATTGTTATTGTTTTTCCACCTGTCGAATATTCTCCACCCGCTGCAACTTCATTAGATGTACTGTACGCCGTAGTAGATGCGCCCAGAGTAGCCGAGCTAGTGTATAACGCCAACTTAAAAACTTGAGTGGTATCGGAACTAAAGTCCATCTCCCCGCTGAGTAGGGCGACTTTAAACGATGTTGTCACTGCACTCACTATTGCCATTAGCTCACCACATCATGCACTTGGCCAAAACGATAACTGTCTTGGCGCTGTTTACCATCTACTAAGTTTTTAAGTAAAGTGATGGCGTGTAGATAATGTTTCTCATACAAGGCAACCATATCAGCCTCTCCTTTAATAAAACGAATAGCTTCAATCAAAGCCCCGTTCAACAACGCAATATCAAAGTTAGTGCCTAGCCAAGTTGTTCCCGCCGTGACAATTGAAGTGGGGTAATATCCGTAATGTAATTCAATTGGGATTATTGCGTTGGGAGTTGGCCCAAGTATGAATTGCGTCTCGCTATAAAAAGCATAATGTTTTGGAACACCTTTTACAGTTGAGTTGGGGTAAGCCTCTCGGATAAAGTTAACGTCTTTTGTTAAAAGAAAAGTAGTCACATTTGCTATAACAACTCCCGCTGAATAATTCCAAAGCAGGTCTGTGGGTATGGTTACAAGAGCGTTTCCATCTGCGGTGTTTACAGAAGCAGTTTTACGCAACGATGGAAACTGAACCGTGTTATAAATTTTTTGCTCGGCTTGTTGAGTAAACATTGCTAACTGAGCTGCTGTAAAGGTCTGCTCAGTTACATCTTGTATATTTGTTGTTAATTCAGTGTAGTTCATTTTTACTCAATCCAAGGAGCACCTTGAGTTATTATAGTCATGGTAAAAGCTTTAAACATAATTATCTGCGCTCGGCTTTCTCCAAAACCAGAAGTATCGGGGCGAGGATTACGTAACGCTTGTGGGTCGTACACAGGCAATTCGCCTAAATGGTTCTGCGGGTGATCGGGTTCCCAGCATTGGGAGCAAACCAAAATGTTTACCGTTGATCTATTCTTAACAATACGTTTAAGCGTGTTTAGCTTATATTGAAAACCACAACGGTCACAAATTCCGTTTGCTATTTTACCAGAGGCAAAGGAAGAACTCACCTAAGCCTACTCACTCTTGGAACTATTGACCACGTTGCTTTTTCTCTATCTTCAGAAGCGGCCATATTGTATTGTTCATCGTATACGGCTTTTAGCATATCAATACGAGTAGCTAACTCAGGTACTTTCATAGCAATATGATAAGCCAAACCAGCAACAAGGGCTGGATAAAAACGAAATGTCATATCGGAAGTTTCTATACCCGCACCCGCGTCCTGTATTCTACGCATACGCCAGTACCGTAATGTGTAGGTTCCATTGTTTGGAACAGGCCACACTGTCACGCTAGGAGTTTCTAAGCGATTAATTAAAATCTGCAAAGGTCTCCCTTCTGTGAGTTTATTGGGTATGGTTGCATAAGTGCTTACGCTAATTCTACTCATTGACAGATCGGTTTGCGACGATCCTGTGCCTGTTCTAAGGACATGCTCTAACAAGTCAATGGTGTCGGCTGGTAAAGGGTAGGTCACTTGACTTTTAACCAAGGTAACTTGCCCTTCGTCAATCGTCCACATGTTGAGACCTTTGTTCTGCCACTCGATCAGCATCAGATTCATAGACCTGCGAGCTGTACTCAGGTCATACCCTGATCGCATTGCTCGACCCGCACGTTCCCACGATTCCTCTGCTATTTCAGTGAAGTCTAGGTTAAACGATGTGGTTCCAGACGTAGCCATTAGTAAGAACCTTTAGCCTTTCTTACACCTTGTGTGGCTATACCACAACCACGCACCATGCCGCCTTTTTTGTAGCCAACCATGCCACCTGCTTTTTTCTTTTCCGTTTTGGCGCAACTATGGCAATCACTTACCTTGCCGCCTTTTTTGTAGCCAACCATGCCACCCATGTTCATACCTTCTGGATCAACTGGCTTGAGCTTTGCTGCCGCTTTCTTTGCTGCCGCTTTCTTTGCTGCCGCTTCGTCTTTTGCAGCCTGTCCCCCAACCCTGCGTTTATTATAGTTTTCCATGCCTTTTTGCATGTTGGCATCCATCTCAGCGTCTTTCTGCTGTTGCATTATTTCTTTTAGTTCCTCGGCAGAAATGTCATCTGTTGAATCCACTGCTCCTCCCGCTTGATATTTCATTTTATTCATAACAAGTTACCTTTAGTTTAATAATGTTCTTATATCGTTGTTTGTGTATCGTCGGTGATAACAACGCCAAAATTCGATGCCATTTGAGCCACCGTGTAATTAGTGCTATCCCCCGGCCCAATTGTTATGTTGTAGGGAAGGCTTACTACTCCTGTTGTTTTCCAAGTATTCCCGTCAAAGCTAACGGTAGTGACATCGGGAACATAACGAAATTTGCAATTGAGTTCATCTGTTTCGCCCCCGGTAAATGTGTTGTTATTAAAAGCAATATTCTGGACATATCCGCGAGGAGGAAGCCCGTTGCTTCCAGCGGTTGGTGTTGGGTCGTAAGGGATTTCCTTAGTAATAGCTATACGGTAACCCCTGCTTGTTTGCGCTCCTTGTGTAAATGTTGAATTCTGAATAATCACATCAGTTGCGTCTCCACTTACATTCACGTCGAACCTACCCGCGTTAGTCTGCGTGAGATTGTCAATTAGCACTGTAGTGCAGTCGCCAATTTGAAGTCCTGCGCCATCAACACCGTCATCAACACTTATGTGATCGTAAACGCTGACATTTTCGGGGTAGTGTCCAAACGTTATAGTGTTTAGCCTGTTGTTTCGGGTAGTGTTACCTCGTAGAAGAATGTCGTCACCTGCTGTAATATCAAAACCTTGCTCCTCGCAGTCGTATACCAGATTGTTGTAAGCCCTATGATATGAACCTATGTTGTACCAAGGGTAACCGCTGTGGTGCCAAGCTATCCCGTCATTAGCGGCAACTCTACCTATCTCGCAGTTTTGAATTAAGGTGTTGTTCACAGGAACTTCTTCAGAGCCGCCAACAAAGATTCCCCCGTTACGGGTATCGAATATATCAAGGTTGTCTAGCACTATGTGGGAGCCTTCCTTGCATGTCACACCAAGCCTTACATGTTGCATATGTGAGTCTTTTATTGTGAGGTAGCTCCAGTTGTCCTCTGCCCCGAACGCGGTACTTGCGCTCAGTGCCACTGTCATATCCTCAAAAATTAGGTAACTCGACCTTTTTATACCGATGGGGACTTGGGAAATGCTAGCTTCCACATGTGTATTGGATGGAGTCTCCCCTGCTTTGGGCTTGTAGTGGACTTTTGGGTTTATATACACCCATTCACCAGCGGCTAGCGTTGTTGGGTCGCTTGTGTCCTTCGGCGTCCTGTAGCTGGGCGCTAATATTCCAGATTTCGCGGAATCTCCACCGACACCGTCAGTCCACTCAGTGTTGGAACATGCCCACAAACCAGTCCACGCACCGCCAGCAGTAGCCTCCCATACACCCGATACGTCAGTCCAGTTAGCTTGAATCTCGCTTCCAGCGAGGTACAAATTGGAGTTGCCTTTAAGCGTGATCGGACTCAATGGGCTGCCGTTC